TATTACACTCTGTCGGTGAATTTAATGCAATTTTGAAGCCTGGCGGGGAAATTATGTTCCTTGGTACGCCTCAAACTGAAGAAAGTATCTATAACAAACTGAGATCTAAGAGTTATCAATGTCGAATTTGGCCTTCAAGGTATCCAAAGAAGCCTGAAAAGTATGGAGATGCTCTTGCTCCAGTAATTTTTGATAGGTGTGTTGAAAGAAAAGATATGCCAACTGATCCAGATCGCTTTTCAGAGATGGATTTAGTTGAAAGAGAAGCTAGTTATGGAAGATCACAGTTTACTTTACAGTTCCAACTTGATACTACCCTCTCTGACCTCCAGAGATTCCCTCTTAGACTAAGTGACCTAATTGTTATGGAGGTAGATCAGAATGCCCCAGAGAAGCTTGTATGGTCTTCTGGTGCTGAATATAGAATTAATGACCTACCGACAGTCGGATTTAGTGGTGATTATTATCATAGACCTGCTTTTATTCATGGAGAGTGGATTGAGTTTCAAGGATGTGTAATGTTCGTTGACCCTTCAGGTCGAGGACTTGATGAAACTGCTTATGCGATTGTCGCTCAACTAAATGGAAATTTATTTGTATTAGAAGTCGGTGCTTTTAGAGAAGGTTATACAGAACCAGTTTTAGAAGGTCTAGCACAAGCAGCAAAACGACAGAAAGTAAAACTGATTCTTCTTGAAGACCAGTTTGGACAAGGAATGCTCCAAAGTTTACTTCAACCTTATTTGAGAAATATTTATCCATGTACTATCGAACCTGTAAGAAGTAACATGCAAAAAGAAAGAAGGATTATTAATGCAATAGAACCTGTCTTAAATCAACATAGATTAATAATTAATAGATCAGTTGTCGAAAAAGATGCAAAGCCTAGAGAAGATGATCCTATTGAAACTGCTTTAGCTTATCAATTGTTTCATCAGATGACACACTTAACTGTTGATAAAAATTGTTTACAACATGATGACAGATTAGACGCATTAGCAGGTGCTATTGAGTATTGGAACGAATCTCTTGCTATAGATGAGAATAGAGCTATTAAAGAACGTGAATCAGAACTATGGGATCTTGAACTCGCTGCTTACAAAGGTGAAATTGAAGGTGCTCTCGATGCAAAAGTACTGGGCATCCCTCTTGGGTCGCTTCCGCAAAGTCGAGGAACCGAAACTTGGATGCCGAATAGAGAAGAAGTTGGTCGTTAAAAGACCAAGAGCTTACGTTATTCGTATCCCAGGTGGATTCTTAGGAATGTCTTCTAAAAACTGTGGAGGATTCCAAACTGTTGTGATGGCAGAGAATTGTAACAAAGCATGGGATGTCGCTGCTGAGACTGAAGAGTGGGAAGTTCTTCTCTTTAAAGTCTCAACTGTAATGGTTTTCCCAAGTAATCCTCTTTAGATTCTCCAGTTTCTTGGTTTTAGTGTCGCTACTTGTTTTTCAAGTGCATTTATTCGATGAAACAACTCACGAATGTCACGTTCTTTCCTTGAACTGTTGTTATTAATCGCTACTACAACTGTAGTTGCTGCTACCCCAATAAGGGCTGCCCAGATTTCATTCATGTACTTTGGTTAATTTAACGCTAATCTTAAGTTGCATTATATTTATTTTATGGCAGACAACCAAACCCCACCAGCTTCTAAAGCTAAGAACAAACAAGAAAAGGATAAAGGACTTTTTAAAAAACTTGAAGAGATAACACCAGATAAAGATGAACAGGTAGCACTTATTGGTGTTGCAGTAAGACTAGGTATTGTCGTGTGGTCAGGATTTATCTTGACATTAGCGTATGTTGATTTGCCTGGCTTTCAGAAACAGAACTTTGATCCAACTTTCATCGCTTCGGTCTTTACAGGTGCGCTTAGTACATTCGGCCTTGCTACTGCTAAAGACAAAGGCAAAGGACAAGGTGTAAGCAAAGAAGATATGGAAGCTATCATTGCTAAATCCAATACAGCACAATCCGAGCAAATAATTAGAGTACAAACACCTCTAACTATTAACGGAGTTGAAGTTGTTCAGAAACCAAAAGTTGATCCTTTAACAGGTAAAGAAGTAGATCCAGTTACAGGTCAGTTAAAATGAAAAAGTTAATTATTCTTTTCTTTCTTCTTGCTTCTCCTGCTAAAGCTGATATAACTCATGCTATAACAACAAGTACACAACTTACTGTTAATGCTGCTGCAACTCAAGCTCAACGGATCGGGTCTAGTTTTTCAGTAGCAGGTTCAAATATAGACACAACAGATGGCACGACTGCGGGAACTGTCTCGGCAGGGACAATTACGAGTGGCGTTTATTCGCCTGGAACGATTGCTGCAACGCAAGATAACGCAGGGGCAGCATTTTCCTTTTCCCAAAGTTATACTCAAGCGGATGCAGTCCCTACTTCAGCTCCCTCGGTAGGGGCTGTAGGGAATTTTGGTAGTATAACTTCTACTGCTGCGGGTACAAAAGATACATTGGCGGGTACAATTACTAGCCAAGGTGTATTGACACTAACCGCAGGTGGAGCAGGAACTTCTGCGATTGGAAGTGTAGAGAGTGCTATAAGTGTTAAGTAATGAAGCGGTTTTTGCCTCTATTACTATTGATAAGTTCTCCTGTTTATAGTGTTCCTGTAGTGCCGAATTTTACTAGCGGTACAATGCAATCCACTACGAGAACTACATCAGTAGTAACGGAGAGTATTGTGTCTCACGATTACAATACAGGGCATCAATATACGCTTAATGGGTCAAATTTAACAATAAGTGGATCAACAATTGCACCAGATAGTAGCAATGTAACAGGAACTATTAATGGAACATCACACTCATGGACTGGCTTAGATCTAAATTCAAGGCCAAACGTCACAATTACAAACGGAGGACAGCCATTTCAGTACGCAGAAACGTATCGAGGGCCAGGCCTTTCCAATGTGACGACTATAAATCGGACAACAAATGTAGAGTCCGTTACAGAAACTACCTCGGTATTCTCGCAATAGCTCTCTTATATGGAGGGAGTGCTATGGCGCAGACCAGTTCCACAGCAGCCCCTGTAGCTAATAGTAGTGGAAGCGTCACGAATATGGGAATCCAGAACCTTCCTGGAAATAGTGTTACGAATCATTACGGAGGCAATATTATTTGTCAGGGGCCGATGTTAACTATCTCTCCTTTTGTAACAGATAGTCATACTTACTCCACTCCTAGAGAATACTGGTATGATGCACCCTCATATAATGACGATGGAAGTCTAAGTCATTATGTCGCTACTCGTACTGGGCAAAAAGATAACTTTGCTTTGAACTTTGGAGTATCTGCTAACTTTTCAATTCCATTAGATAATTCATTACAACGAAGATGTAAGTCTGCTGTAGATAAACAACTTGCTTTACAACAGGAATTAGTAAACTTTAAAAGATTAGACTTTGAGATTACTAGACTTAAGAATTGTGGTGAGCTTATGCTTGCTGGTATCGAATTTGCAGCTGATTCTCCTTACAGAAATATATGTAAAGACGTTGTTGTAAAAGCAAAGATGGGTCAAGTATTACCTCATCGACATACAATCAAACCTTTAGAGGTGGTAAACCCTTCTTCTCTCGATAAGCGTTAGTTCTTTTCTCAGATAAAGTTAATGGTCTAACAGGTTTACCAAGTTTCTTTTTAATCTTATTAATAATTTGCTTAACGATGGGCTTAACTGCTTTCAAGAGAAAAGGAGCAGCAAGAGCCGAGCTTGTAGCAATAAGAGTAATCCCAGTAGTACTAACGATTTGAGGAGCAGTTGGGATTGCATTGATGATCTGTTGTGTTGTTGTTAGTTTTTTATATTGAGTAATACATCTATTACCAATTAATTGATATGCAATTATTTCTTTCCTTCCATCCTCGATTTTAGTTCCGATTTCCGCTGCGCCAGGTGGCGGGCAATCCTCGATCTTCTTGGCGGGAGGCGGGTCAGATGCTGGGATTTCAGGTTGCGGGTATCTTTGTTTATTGCCCTCTGGTGGATATACAAGTTCTTCTGGCGTGTAATCCATTGCGTTGTAGCTTGGATACTGCGCTTGGCATAAGACAACATTTCCTTTTGGGTCGTTTTTTACTAATGCACTATTCTCCCTATTATTCTTCCTTGTTTCAATACATCCAGGCATATCTATAACAGGAAAGCCTAATTGAAGCGTTACAGGTTGTTGAATATTTAAAGATCTAGGAGGTTCTATTTGCCATACCCTGATGGCAGGATGATTAATAGGTTGTATTTGTATTTGTTTTATCTTGTCAGTCGTAGGCATAATAATTAGCTTATTGGATTTTGTGTGGCATCTCTTCCCATATAAGCCAATCCTTTGGTTTCGGTGCTAACAAATAGCAATCTTTATCACTTGTTAAATAAGCCTCAATAAGTAACTGTATGTCTGCCGATAGTGCTTCATTAGTATCAGCAACTCTGCGATAACTATTGCCTAGAAATATCATCCCTCCTGTTAGGAGTGCTGCTGCAAAGTAACCTATAGTTGCAATTCCAAAATGTAATTTAGTCGTAGGCATCCCTTTTCTTTAATACCTCTACACAAGAAAAACATCTAGGACAACGTAAGTGAGTCATTACAGAAAACTCTTCATACTGTGGCATTGATTCATCAATGTCTATATCACCGCCAATAATTAGGTCGGAGTCGCACCAGTAACAATTCATTCAGAAAGCTCAGATTCTAATTCCTCGGCTTTTTCTGCTAGTCCAGTAAAAAGTCCATGTTGAGGATGATCGCTTCTGTGACGACCATCCAGGACATATAGGTTCTGCATTCGCTGAACTCTCTCCATTTGTTCTTTGACAAACTCTTTTCCCATTTCAAGTTTCATTAAACTAAAAAGGTAAAGGTGATTTTTTTACAGGACTTGTAGGTAAAGCTGGACTTGAAAGCGCAGGTAGTTTTATTGATTTTGTTACCTGTTGAATTGCTTTTTCCATTAAGGCATCTTTGTTTCCTTGGAACCAGAAAAAGCCATACGCCCCGCCACCAATAATTGCTATAACTCCAACGCCTGAAGCAATAGCAATACTGTCAATAATTTTTCTCATGGTTTAAGTAATAGTTGGATCTTCGTTGTTAGACTCTTCTTGTCTATCTTTTAGAATTGCCTGGATTTCAGTAAACCTAACTTTACATTGGTTTTGAATTTCAATGGCATTGTTGTGCTTCTCAACTACCTCTTGTAGTTCAGCTTGTAGTTCTTGGTCTGTCGGTTTGGTCATACTTAAGGTGTTGTAGATTTTTCTGCTATTAGTTTAGCCTTCCATGCAGCTTTTACATCAGTAGTCCATACAGCATTGCAAACTGCTGAAACTTCTGTTGGTTCTCCTGATAAGTCTGTATCAACTAAATTATCTGAAGCATCTAACGTGCCAGGGTGTAATACATATCTTTCAAAAGATCTTGTAAGTTCTGTGTCATCTTTTTTGATGACTGTTGCCTTTCTTAT